GGGCTATTAGCAAATATCTTAGCTTTCTGTGATTTAAAGATTCGTGATATATACTTTAGCTCACTTATTGGATGATGATTAAGTAATTGATACACGTCTGTTCCAATAAAATGATAGATCGGTTTACCTACTACTACATTAAGATGATTCTCTAATGCTTTAATTGGTTCATTGAATACACCAACCATATATGTTGCTTTCCAGTTACTAAAACCATAATTAATAGGGAAATTAGCTCTTGCTGAGTCTTTAGAGCAACCCACATAGTCTGCATTTAACATCTCTGCTCTATTAATAGCTTGTAATGGTGCTGCATGAGTCGTTACTACTAACGTTTTATCTTTTATTCCGTGTGTGTGTCTAAACTTACTAGCTTTTTCATCTAATGACATTCCTTGACTACCAGATATGCTTTCTTCTGTTGGTATCTTGGTAGTGAATATGAAATCTTTTATGTATTTACCTTTAGAACCTTTTTGTACCATACGATAGAATAATGACCAATCTTGGAAAAAGGCTAAGTCTGTGAATCCACCTACTGAATCAAACGCTGTACGTCTAACTGGTGACATCGTAGGTATATAGTTCATAGTTTCTAATAGGTACGGATCAAAACCGTTAGATATAAAGTCATGTTTAGACTCAAATCTATAGTTACCATATACAAAGTCTATATCTGGGTTTAATTCAAGCTGATTAGAACACTCTCTGAGCATTCCTGGATACAAGAGGCAATCTGCGTCAATGAAGAAAAGTATATCTCCACTAGTAAGACTTGCACCGTAATTTCTAGCTTTTGAAGCTCCTTCGTTGGTATCTCGTACCACCCACCTACATCCATGTTTTCCACTTAGAGCCTTCCCGTCTATTTTATCGTCTAATCCATCTTGTACTACTATTATATCATATTCTTTGTAGTCTTGGTCATTTATAGACCGTAATAGGTTCTCTATTGTGTCGTAATTCTTATAAAATGGGATAACTATACTTATCATTATTTACTTACCTTCTTCACTATTTTTTCTACTTCCTTAGATTCTTCTACTTTATCTTTTACATATTCTCTGATTGTATTTAATGCACCCTCTATGTTTATGTGTGCCTGTTTTGTTAATGGTGCTAACGATGCTGCTTCACTTACTATATTAATAGCTTGGTTTATATCCATTTTGACTCCTTATATATTGTTTGGGAAATTGTGTTGATTGGTTTTTCCATTTCACTTACTAATATAACATTATAATTATTTTAATGCAAAAAAAAGGGCCACCCGAAGATGACCCTCTCTTAAATATAATCGTTAGATTATAGACCCATTGTCCAGACCCATAAACCAGCACTTCTATTTAATACCTTCGCTACTGCTGTGATTGAACTACCAACTTGTCTAATCATGTTAGTAGGATCATTAGTAGATTGAGGGCCAGATGCTTTAATGAAAAAGCTGAAACCTTCACGTCCACCAACACCAGCAATCTCAGATACCCCATAGGCTTCGTCACCGAATACTAATGTAGCATAAGCATTACCGGATGCAGTACTTAAAGTATCACCACTTAATGGGAACTTATGAGCTTGAGTAGACTGTAGTAACCTAACTCCTGCTATTACACCTAATTCTGCTGTAGAGTTAACTACAGGTGCAGTAGTTGTTGGAGAAAACCAACCTTTAAAGCCTGGATTAGTTGTTAACTGATAAGCAACGTCTGGATGCATAATAGCTTTATAAACGCCATTAATAGTGTCTACGTCGTTTCCTCTTAATACTTTAGTAGCATGTTGAAGAGTTCTAGTAGTCATACCTGATGTTGCAATACCTATAACAGTTGCAGACTGTAAAAGCCTAGTCTTGTTATGATACATTGGGAATCCAAGTGTTCTACGTGTCCAAAATCTTGCAGCTATACCAGTACTATTTAAAGTACCACCATCAATAGCTAGATTCTGAAATGCATTAGCTGAATATGTAGCTTTTTCAGCGATGAATACACCGATATCATTACGTACTAGTTTGTCTAGTGTTTTCTGTGACTGTGATTTAAGTTTCATTGTTGCTTGATCCATACCGTCACTAATCATAGTTAAGCTTGCTAATCTTGATAATTGGATATATTGATCTCTTTCATGCAACGTAGCTTGAACAGTTTCAGCACTTAAATAAACCTGTCTTGCTGTGAACTCATTAGTGTTATCTTGTCTGTTAGCACCAATCTTGTTGTATCTAGTAAACTCTACAACTGTTCCTGTTCCCTTTGGGATTGGAGTTTTAACCGGAGCATGTTGATAAAACATAACTTCTGGTTCAAAATCTTTTAATATCTTCTTTTCATAGTATATATTGACCGCTGGGGATATCGCAGCATGTCCTGTTGATTGATCTGTCATTTTGTCCCACCACCTTATTTACTTAGGCGTTAATACATTCGTTGAAGTCCTACACTATCAGCGTATTCCTCTGGTGACATATCTTTAACTGCCTTTTTAGGTTGAACTGATTGACCACCTGAACCTGCTGTCTTTGCTTTGAGTTTCTTAGTAGTTAAGTCTACTTTCGTCTTAACGGGTGCTTTCTTAGAGGCTTTATAGTTAATAACATAAGTTTGTAACCATCCCTCTTTCTGTAGTGTATTGGATTTATCTTTAGATATAGAACTTAATACATCTTCCTTTATCTCGGCTGATAGTATCGGATCTATAATTTCAAGATTAGACCAAAACGACTCGTTATTCTGAGCGTTAGTACTTAACTCCTGATCTAGCTTATCCTGTTGTGCTTTAGTAAGATTCTGGTTCTCTTGTTTGAATATAGCCTTAATAACTTCTATGTCATCTTGGTTATAATCAGCGAGTTTATCCATTAACTCATCTTTCTTTTCTTGCACTTCTTTAGGTTTAAAGACTTGATCTCGTAACTCTTGAAGCTCTTTCTTAAATTCGTGTTTCTCATTACCTTGTTTAGATATCATCGACTGTGCATCTTTCCACATCTTAACGACATCTTCCCTGGTCTTACCACGAATAAGCTCTGGTTCATCGTCTATCACTTCTTCTGGTTGTTCCTCAGTTACAGCTTCTTCCTCTACAGGTTCTTCTGTCTGTGGTTCTTCCTCTACTACAGCGGTTGTATCTTCTAAAGGTTTAGGTTCGTCTTGTTTACCAAGAAGTTCTCCTAGTTCGTCCATGTCCATAGATTTTAACTGGTCATTGGTCATATCCTCTATATCAATATCCGCATTACTTTTTTTGTTTGCCATTGTGTTGACTCCTTATAATAAAAAAGACTAGGGTACACAATTAAGCGTACTACCTAGCCTCAGTTTTTCTGTTAGCTTTTTATTACAGACGTATTCTTGTTTCTGTTATCTCGTCTATTAGTTTTCCATCTTGTATCGTAAATGTCAATTTACCATAGCGTAAGTTTGTCTTAGCTATATACTTTCTTAACTCGTCTTTTAGTTTACTCTCCATCTACTACAGAATCTCGTCTATTCTTTAATAGTAAATCTTCATATTCTTTTTGATACTTCATAAACTTTTCTAATGGTTTACGGTCATTAAGTATTCTCTTTAGTTTAACATAAGTAGTCTTTAATGATTGCTTGCTCTTACCATTCATTAATGCTAATTGTGCCCTATTAATATTCATAGCACCTAAGAACCCGTATCTATCAATCATGTCTGATATTTGAATACCATCTATAATACGACCATTTAAAACCTCATAACAATATGTTAAATGATCCATACTACAATCTAGTTCTTTACATACTCGGTGGTTACATTTGCCTACATGTCCTTCGTACTGTGGACGGTTTACTTTCTTATTGTATAACCCTCTATTATCCTCAAACTGTTTCTCTACTACAAAGTCATCCTCTTGATACTTAATATTAGGTAACTTCTCTTTCTTTGCGTTTTTCGCTGTTTCTACCATTTGTTATGCCTCCTTGTTTATATATGTCTTAACAATATTTAATGTTTTAATCTTAGTTGATAGCCTTATAGCCTTATCTGTTGTGAACTCATCCAGTTCTATATCATTAGCCATAGCGTTCTTAGCTGCATTAAGCTCTCTATCTAGGTATTCATTAACATCTTTAACTGATACGCTTATCATGCTACTTTTTGGCCTGTTGCTTTCTCTATTAGTGCTTCGGCTTTATCCTCGGTAATCTTTCCCATGTTCTTTACTTGCTGTACTACTATATCACTCTCAGTATCTGTTTCTACTTTAAACTTGTAATCCTCTTTACCTTTTGTTCTTTGTTCTTCTTGTTTGGCTGCTTCTTGTTCTAATGCTTGTTTATCAGACTCTAGCTGTTCTTGTGATATCTCTGCTACTACTTCATCATCAAAAAACAAACCTTCTGCATCGTCTTTAATACCATAAGCCTCAATAAGTTTATTAACAGCAAATTTGAAGTCAGTACGTCTTGCTACTTCTGGGTTAGTTTGTGCGTATCCTAAGAACTTCTCCCAACCAATCTGACGAGCGACTTCATTACTTAGCTCTAAGTTGCCCAGTATCTTAACTGAAATATCTATCAATAATTCCTTCATGGTTATTTCTTCACCCTTATCATCTACTAGTGTCGCATCTTCACCTTCGCCAACGATTTCTAATCCTGCTTTCTGTATTTGCTCTTTAGTCCATACTTTCAATAAATCACCTACATCTTTAAATGCTATATTACGTTCAAATAACATAGTTATAAAAGGTTTAAGCTCGTTATTGATTGCATTGTTTATTATTTCATTAAGTGGCATATCAGTCTGAGCTATTATAGCTTGTGTGCCTCTAGCTGTATCTGGTATCTGGTTTCTATTAGATGAACCTTGCTGTACAGGAGATAAACTAAATAACTGGTTTAAATCTTCTTGGATGATCTGGCTGTCTTGTATTGCGATAGTGCCAAGATAAGGTTGAACTATAAAGTCAATTCCTTTAGGGCCTGAACCCTCAACGATTCCTCTTGGTCTAATTTGTCTATCCCATTTATCAAGTGTTCCTTTAGTCGTATCAATATAAGTCATCGGGAATATACTAAACGTCTTAGCATCACTAGCTTGCGACCTTGAAGCATTAAGCTCTTGTAATTGATTAAGCCCTAGTATTACGTTAGACTCACCATATAAACAGTTAGGGATAGGCTTCTCCACGCCTCTTATGAACGGTCTTACATACTTCTTATGCTTAAATGGTGTAGGCTCAAATCTTATAATTACCCTACCGTTTGCAATAGTACATATAACCTCAATTAGTTTACCATCATCACCTAATGGGTATAAACCATAACATTCGTCTAATTGTACGAATCCTGTTTTCTTAGTTTCTTTACATGATTTTAAGAACTTAGCAGTATTCCCTTTATTGAGTCCTAACCATTGGGTATACTCTACTTGTTCTGGCGTTGCGTTTCCGTCAAATGTCTCAAGTAGTTCTAAGTTATGATATAGACCTACTTCTCGTTCTACCTCTTCTTCTCCTACGACTGTTTCACCTATTATATTGCCTTGTCCGTCTAGTTGTCGTTCTGCTAGTTCAAAGGTATCTGTAACCATACGCTTTTCATCAACCTTTAATGATTCAAAACTTACAGCTCTTGAATAGCTACACATCTGTGATTCGTTAATATCTGACTTAGTTACGTCACTATAAAACTCTTCTATTAATAAGTTCCTCCAGAATGTATCGTCTTTAATTGTTATCATTTCTGGTTCTTCATCTTCTTCTAAATCAAAATAACTAAATTCTTTCTCTTCAAACTCTTGGCTTATATGTGCAAATGCTGAACCTTGTATAGATTTATTCTTTTGGAATAGTTTGTATGCCTGGATAAAGTTAATCTGTTCTAATTGGAAATCAAATATGTACGAGTTCCATAGATCAGTTAAGTCACGTTTCTGTGGCCCTGCGACTAAGCTGTTCTCTATACGACCGATCGGCTCTTGTATTAGTATCCTGTTCTTACGTGCTACGATACCATTAACTTTAATATTCATTATCGGTGATTCTATGTTTGCTAACCCATCATACACCTTGTCTAACTTCTCTGTGCCTGTTTGGCTAGAACCATAAACTGCTGATAATGCTTGCTTCCATCCCCATTCGTAAGGTTGCCTATCAGTTGAGTATTGAGTCTTTAAGTTGTTGAAGTATAAAAGTGCTTCCTGCTCTTGTTGGTTAAATTCTACGGTTTCTTCCATGTTCTCATAATACACGCTATTTTGAATAGTAGCAAATTATCGTCATTTATCTTTGTATCCACACGGTGAGCAAAGTAGACTTAGCCCTTTAATAGCTTGATGTTATTTTTTGTCTAATAATTCATATCAGGGTATCTAGGCACATATTCTGGATATACCTTATCTTCTCCATTATCTAATTGAATCTTTATACACTCGTACTTTATAACATCCATGTAGTGATCGTCCTTTTTTTGTGGGCTATTAATCATTTCTTTTTTCTCTGATATCTTACTATTTGCGAATGAACCCCAACTGTATCTCATAAACTCCCATGACACATCAGTTAAGTCTTTGAACACATAAATTCGAGGGTTGCGTTTAATTGTACCATCTGGCTTACGTACTACCTTTAATCTAGTCTTAACAGCGTTGATGCCTACTGAGTTATCTTTAGTACATAGTATTGTCTGGATACCTGCCTTAAAGAAGCTCAATCGTACTGTATGGATATCCTCTTGCTCTTCATCCCCTTGTGTATGTGTTACCTCTGGTGTCATGCTAGACGTATCTATTTGTGTATATCTTGGATGTAGTATAGTTCCTTTATATTTAACTTGTTTAGCTTTAATCATCCTAGCGAAGTCATCAACCAACATACTCTCTTTAGGTGCTTTGAGTGCTTCGACTACGTATAATACGTTATTAGCTCTATCGAATAAGAACCTTAACCAATGGTGTGGCGTTCTAGTGTGTGGATCAATACCACAATGGATATGCCACCTATTAGGATTACTACCAACTAATGATGCGTAATCGAATCTATCTACTTTATGTATATCTCCGAACTCTTTATAAATGAGTCCTTCTTTAAGATGTGGTTTGCCGTGTATCCTTGAATCTACCTCATCAGGGTCTATTGTATTAGCTATCATATCCTTGCTCTCTTTGTCTATGTAGGGATTCATATATAAATCTAATAGCGTTGTCCATACTTCGGGGTCGTTACTTTCCCATAATCTATTGACTAGTCTTGTATATCCTTGTAATGATGTGAATGTGAACAGTATTGCACCGTTACGTTTAACAGTACGCATAAGACACTCTTGAAATATATCCCAGGGTGGCTCTTCATCTAGTAATACTATATTGAACTCATCACCTTGAAACGGCTCATAACCTTGAGCGTATGTTTTGAATAGTATAGCGTAGCCATTAGTACCTTCTATTATACTATTCTTCCAACCTCTTGATTGATTATACTCTCCGGTATGTATTTTGTCTGGTGTTAACCAATCTCTTATTTTACGCTGTTGTACATTGATTGATATCCTTGATTCAATAGTAGCACATAATAGTCTTGAGTCTGGTATCTCTTCTGCTATCCTAGTTGCGACTGCTGCACTAGCTTCTGTCTTGCCTGAGTTATGATTAACTATACCGCCTATAAAGTAATTATTTGTTACAGGAACTTCAAAGTCCCATATATCCTTTTTGCCTAAATATTCTATATCGGTTACAATAGTAGTGGAGGTGATGTCACATGAACAGAAAGATAAAATGTATCTACCCATTTGATTTAATGACCGAGTTAATAGAGATACAAAAGATGACACATAAAGAAGTTGGTAAATTAATTTACACAAAGACAAAACAGGTTTCAAAGCTATGCATAAGGCATGGAATAAACTCGCAAAGAACCGGACCAAGAAACGGTGAACTACATCCAGACTGGAAAGGCGGGAGAATAATAGATAAAGACGGTTATGTTTTGGTTTATCGCTTGGATCATCCGATGTCTCGGAAGCACAACCATTACGTTTTTGAGCATAGGCTAATAATGGCACATTCGATGGGTCGCATGTTGAATAGCGAAGAGGTTGTCCATCATTTGAACGGTGATAAGCTTGATAACAGGATTGATAACTTACAGCTTTTTTCTTGTAACGCCAAACATTTAAGATTTGAGCTTTCAGGTAAGATACCCAATTGGAGTGATGAAGGAAAACTTGCTCTCCGTCAAGCAGTTGACTCATTGGCTTATAGTCGAAGGGGGTTAGAATACGATGGTTCAAGGAAGCGTCCAACGTCTGTCCATTTTTAAACTTAAATCTATAAACATGATCTTTACTTTTGATAAAAGGCTTGCATGCTAGTGATTCTGTCTTGTTTTGTTTGTCCCATGTGTTAACAGAAGAATATCCTTTTAGCTCTGACACTTTATCGTAGCTTCTATCAACTGGGTCGTATATAATCTGATCTGGGCCTAGACATTGATTGCCTCCAAATATAACAAATATCTTTTGTCCCTTACCTGTCTTAACACGGTTAACAACTCTATTAATTATATCAGTTTGTTCTGGGTACTTGTCCCAATCCTGGAACTCTATTCTGTGTGAGTTCTTGTAATCGTTGAATAGTTTAAGTTTATCTCTTAGATCAATTAGGTGTTTAGTTGAATCCATTCTGCTTCACTAGCTCCCGTATTTCGGTCTTAAGTGTTTCTATGTTCTCTACCTTCTCTATATTATTAGTTATCTCATACTTAATATTAGATAGTCTTTGGTACTCTTGCTCTGTTGCTAATAGCTTATATAACCCCATCTGTAATGTAGCATTATCTGACCTAAACCATTTATCTCTTAGGTGTGCTTTTACCTGTATTTTATTGTTCTCTAAGCCTTCTTTTATATCTTGTTGTTCGTGTAATTTATGTTCATAGAAAGTCTTTTTACTACAAGGTAATCTAAGCACTAACTCTTCAACACTTGTTAACATCTGGTTACTACTTAATATATCTAATGACTTGGTTTCTAGTTCTTTAGTCTTATATGCCATTAGGCACTACTTCTCTACTATCTTATCATCGACTACTTGGTAGTTCTTGCCTAACTCTTTTAGTAAGTAATCAACAATAATTCTATTCTTTTTATAGTCCTCGATAATCTCTTTTGTGGTGTTAAATACTGATAGTATGTTAACTTTGCCTATTTTCTCTAATGCTATGTATTCCATAACTCTATTGTATATTGTATTTAGGTATAAAGCAAATTAACGCTTCATCCTTTTTACTTGCTTTCTGCTAAACCCTTCTAGTATTACTCCTTTTAACTTACCTTCTTTGTATTTATATTTCATTTAATATACCTCCCTAAAATCTATATCTTTATACTTATATAATAATAACTTCTTCTTGATCTTGTATATATCTGTTGTGAACCTCTTAGATGCTTTAACGTCCTCTATTACTTCGGTTGTGTGATGTTCTAAATATTTAAAATCTGCACTATATGTTATAGGTCTATGCCATTTACCTTTATTATCTCTGAACCCTTCTTGTAAGACAAACATAGGCTGTAACTCTAGTTTTGATATTATCCCACCTTCTTCATTAGTCTTTAGCTGTAAGTATCTAGCACCTTCTTTTAGTGATGCAAACTCTATTCCGTAATATACTACTTTCTTATTCTTGTATTTACTAGGCTTTGGCATACTCTTACTTATCTTTGTTAAGTTTTGGTTGCTCTGGTATTGTTTATATTCTTCTTCTGTCCAAGCACTCATTTTTCTAACCTCTCCGCTATGTCTTTTGTCATTAATAGTTGTATATAGTCGGTCATGCTTAAATCTTCTTCACCTAGTATACCTAGCATAGCATTATAAAGTGTTTCTTCGACTACTAGATGCATTCGTGATGTTGATATGTATTTCTTTCTTCTTGTCATTGTTGTACTCCTTATAATGTAAAATATAGCTTACAAAATCATGTTAATATGTAAAATGCTATTTCATAAATAGTGTGCAGGTTGTTAATGTAGCTGCACTTGCCCAGTATATTGACCTTACATAATCTTCACAAAATAAATAACTTATTATATATCCTATATTTAAAACTATTGATAGTATTGGTAAGTATTTCATGTTAAATTTACCCCACACCTATCTTTACAATCTTTACAATAACCAAAAAATATATTATCTTTGTGTTTACTTGCATATACTTTTGTATTTAAAAACTTATATTTCTTAACATTAATAACACTATTTTCTGCTAAATCATGACCGATACTAAACCTTAAAACATTATCAATAACATTCTCATTATTTAATAATTTATCTTGTAATTCATTTAATTTTATATCGTTAAAATCAGCCGTATTAACCCTTAAAACGCTTTTACAAAACTCTTTTAATCTACTATACCAAAATAGCCTATTATCTATCTGCATCTTGCTATCTAGTGCTGATATTGAAGTATTAACACATACACCCTTTAACCTTGTACATTGTTTATATGTTAGGTTATTCCAATGTTTTGTTATAACTACAATGTTTTTATTATACGGCTTTATCTTATCAATAATATTTAAAGTATGTTCCCAATCGCTTGAAGGGTCACAACTAACACCTAATCTAATAAACGGTATTTTCTCTAACTGTTTCCCTATTTGCTTAATATGTGCTTCATTAACAAAATCTCTCTTAACTGTTTTACTAAAATCATACCCCCTAAACTTTGCTATCTTATTAGCATAACAAATACCATAACAACCATTCTTTTTAGAATAATCATGCTCAAATAATGAATAATCTTTTGTTATACTATTATTATTAATTCCGTAACTACACCCCTTAAAAGGGTCTAAATCATAAACCCCTCTAAGATTCTTAACTAATGTTATCTTGTTCGTGTATTCTCTCATTACAGCCTTCCAATAGCAGGATATAATTCTTTTATTTTTGACATATTTCCTTTATAAAATACTAATATTTTCTGCTCTCTTTTGGGAAATTTTCTGTAATCCAATGTACGTTTCGCATGTGCCAACCTTGTAAACTCACATTCTAAATATACTATTTTATTATATATATGTAATCCTTGTTCTTTAAAAAATAATTCATGTTCAGCTTCACAACCATAATATGCACCATTTTTATCTCTTGAATCACCTGTCATAACAACAAAGAAACAATTATCATTAAGTTTTTCTATTGCTTTTTTGTATCCTGCAAATAATGTATTCCTAAATTCTTCATAAGTTGGTATTGAATTTAATTCACCTTCTGGTATAACACCCTCATAATCAACATACTTTTCTACTTTGTAATATGGTGGACATGTAAACATTAAGTCAAACATTCCATTAGGTTCATAAGTTGAGCTATCACTTTGTATCCATTTAGCACTATCTAGGTCTTGGCAAATTGCATTATTCGCATCACATTGGTTCTTTCTTATCTCACTAGCAATATAGTCATAACCATAACTACCAGCAACAAAGCCAAATTGCACCCCACCACCAAAAGGATTATATACACGCTTACCTTTAGTAGGCATAAAGAACCTTAAAATAACCTCACAAGCAACTGGGTCTAAAACTGATGCATTACCATTAAATGACTTACCCTTATTTGTAATAACCTTACCGTCTATAACTTCATTGCTTGTTCCAATTACATTAGAAAAACCATTACTACCCTGCCAGCAGCCATCACGACTAGCAAATTTTGGATTAGGTATGTTATGTTTTTCTCCTGATTCTTCTAATTTTCCATTCCATTCTTTTTTCATTTTTAACCAGTCTGATCTAGTTGTAATCCAAGCGTTTGTCATAGTTGCATGTGCTAACCTTTTAAATCTTACTTGGTCAAGTGTTCCATAAACCATATAAGCATAACCACTTAACATTAAATATGTTTTGAACCCGACACCTTCTAATACTTTTGGACATTCTAAATCATGTTTTGTACTAACTGTCATTATCATTGGATAACCGTATGTATTTTGTTCTATTATTTTTAATAGCATACCTGAATATATTTCTTTATCTTTTCTATCAAGTTCCATAGCTGATTGTAATAAACAAAACTCTTTTGATTCATGGTTTACTTGAAATGTGAAGAACCCACTAAACTCATCATTTATTTTTAGAATTACTGCTGAATGTATTTGCATATTCTTTCTTGCTGCTCTATATGCTACCTCATCCCTTATTGCTAAGTCTGCTACCTTTGCTTCATATCCTGAACCTATAACACTTACTACGTGTATATATTCTATCTTATCATTAAACAACTTTTGTATTACTACTTCTTCTTTCATTTTTCTACCCCTTTTTGGTGGTCATACTAACAGACTTGAAGGGAGGTAGACCTTCGGGGGGAATCTGCTTTCTGACCATATTGAATTTTAATTTACCTCTAATTATATTATACACAATCTTTAACCTTATGTAAATAGTCATAAATATCTATCGGCTCCCAACCCTCAAACTGGCTTCCTTGTGCTGGCTTAACTTCTCTTAAAAATTGGCTCTTGCTTCTATGTAACCAACTATGACAATTAAACATACATAATGCTGTATAGTTACTTTCGTCCTCTAGGTATACTTTGTTTTGTTTCAAGTGATGGTGAACATGTACGTACATCTTATTGCTATAACCGCATATCTCGCATTGATAATACTTAGATTCTAAATAGTCTTTACGTTTCTGTTTATCGGCTTTAGTTGCCTTCTTACGCTTTGGTTGTTTAAAGTTAGTTTCCATTATTCACCTAATATCTTTTTTATAATCTTTTCAAATTTATCCACTTTCTTATCCATAATTTCTTTTGCTTCTTTTTCAAAATACTTTCTTAAATCGCCATAATACATAGATGATTCAACTTCTCTAGTAAGTTTATCTATTATTTCATCTTTTATATATTCCTTTGCATCTTCACCAAATATATCACAAATATCTAATTCTACATTAATCTTCATATTCCCAACTCCTTTTAATTATTCACCTACTACTTTTATAAACTTCCATTTAGGTTCAAGAGCACCATAAGGACAATATGTTGGCTTGTCGTTACAATCATTCTTTACCGATAACTTACAAGGTATTCCATGACATTCCTTACATTTATAAATAAATTTT